TCAAATTTTCGCGACCGGCTGACGCCGGTTTTGGTTAGGGGGCGTTGCCCCCTCTTTCAGTCGTCCGCTTAGGCGGCCGCCTGAAATTCACCCCTATTTCCGGTTACGGAAAGGCGCCCGCCGAAGCTCCAGTACGCGGACCCGAGCCCGCTGGTACCGGTCCCGCACGAGAGGCCGGCGCTCGTCAAACCGTGGTCCAGGACGCCGAAGCGCAGCCACTCTCGGAGGCCGGTTGCACCAATAGCCTCTTCATAGAAACCGTCTCTGGTTCCGGTGGATGAACTGGCTCCGGTCACGGATGGGATCAGGACTTCCGGAAGGTTGCTGTCAAAGCCCATCCGTTTGGCCCAGGTCCATCCGGCGCTTGCCGGTCTCGGCACACCGTAGCAGGCGGTGATGTAGTCCGCCGTCACCGAGGTTGCCAGCTTCGTGGCGTCCCTGCAGACCTTGGCCACCTGGCACTCCACGCCGTCAATCTCCGCGACGTCCAGAATCGTGTCGCCCATGACCTCGTAGCAGCCGACCATGTATTCGATGCCCTGGATCTTGACCGGGTACTTATCGGAGGCCGGATTGATGCCGCCGTCGTTACCGAGAACATTGTCGGTGCTGCCGGTCCACCACTCGATGGTGGAGAGCCACAGCTCCGTGGTGGTGTCGAAGGTCACGCCGCCGTTGTCCACATACACGGCGCCGTAGGTCGTGCCGCCGATCTCCACATTCTCGATCTTGGTAATCTTGCAGCGGTCAACGACATTGCTCTGCGCACGTTTGGACGCCGCCAGGACAACCGCGCTGCCGACAACGAGGTTCGCCGCCTGCGCCGTGGTGAGGAGGATGCGCTCCACGCCGGTCTCAGCCAGGGCGGGCTGATACTCATAGTTGTAGTTGTTGCAGCCGTGCATGACCCGGTCGGAATCCAGCTGCGCATACTTCAGCCATAGCATGATCTTCATGAAGGCGTCATCCGCGCTCGTTCCGCCGCAGTACCGGTTGCCCCACTGATTGTGTACGCCGGTGAGCTGGCTGTTATGGCTGACGTTCCAGACTTTGGTCTTCACGCCGCTGCAACAGGACAAGTTGTCGCCGAATCCGTACTTGCCGTGAACCACCCAGGTCCGGACCGTGCCGTCCAGATCTACCGCTTCCGGCAGAGGATGGAATCCCGGCATGCCGATGTTGTCGGTGTAGTCGATGCCCCATCCGGTGGAATCGTCCACAAACTTCACCCAGCCTGTCATCTGCAGAACGCCGACGATCCGGCTCTCGTTGTACCGCTCAAAGCCTCCGGCTATGCCGTCAATGGCCGTGATGTGCGGTTTGCCGTCCTCATCCAGATAGACGTTGCAGTCCATCGGGGCGAAGAGCGGAATCCCGGCGAAGTCATCCTGCCCCGCCACCGTCTCCGTGGAGGGGACGCAGGTCTTGCCCACGCAGTCGCCGGTTCTGGTGCCGTCAGAGCTCATGCTCTCGCCCTCCACCGGCTGATTGAAGCGGACGCCTCCGTAGAATCCCGTCCGGGTCAGGGTGTACCACTTGTCGCACAGGGCCGTCAGGTCCGTCATGGCGGCGGCGCCATGGGCAGTGAACCACTTCTTCATTGTGGTCTTGTAGTTACTCTCATCCAGCATGGCCAGAAAGCTCATGTCGCTCTCGGCGTAGACCGCATCCGCCACGGCCTTCACATTTTCGATCAGGCGGTCCATCTGATCGGCATTCGGTCTGGTTCTGGTAATATCGCTCATGGATTCTGCACCTCCGTAAAGGTTTCCACCAGAAATCCGTTGCGGACTTCCTGAGAAACGGAATAGTATTTCTGATTGTCGATATCGTGGATCATGCCGACTCGCTCACCGGCCTGCCTTGCCGCCTCTTCCGCAGCCGCCTGTGCCCGTTCGGACAGCTCCTGTGCTGTTTCTGCCGCCTCTTGGGCGTCCTCCGCGGCGCCTTGGGCATTCTCCGCTTTTTCCTGAGCGGTCTCGGCAGCACCCTGAGCGTTTTCAGATGCCGTTTTCGCCGCAGCTGCGTCATCTGCCGACTCGGCCGCTGCGCTTGCCGACCTTGCCGCGGCTTCCGCCTGCCGGCGGGCTGCGGCAGTCTGCGACTCGCCCTCTTCCCGTACAGTCTGCACGGCGGCGTCCCTTGCCCGGTTCACGGTGGCAACCGCTCCGTCAACAATCTCCTGTGCGTCGTCCTTTGCCTCTCTTGCTCCGGCTTCGGCGTCTTCGGCCTTGCCCTGCGCGGTCTCTGCTGCGTCCTTGGCTTCGCCCGCCGCCGTCGCGGATGCACCGGCCTGACCGGCGAAATATGATGCGTTGTTGTGGTAGTACGGGGATTCATCCGTGACAGGCTCCCCGCCCTGGGTACCGGTAGCGTAGCCCTCAGCCTTCAGGGCGTCGGCCCCGGCGTCCGCTTCGTGTTGTTCTGCTTCATCCGCAGCCGTCTCGGCACGATCGACGCCAACATTCAGCTGCTCGATCAGCTGATCGATGACGCTCTGCTCCTCAGGCGTCGGCTCAACCTCGGACCTTGCCGGACGTTTCCTCACTGGGATCTCGAAATCGTATCTGGTCTGAGCGGATCCGTTCGGCCCGCTAAGCCAGAAATACCCGATGATGGTTCTCCCGGTGATAAGATATTCATCCGGAATATTGATCGATTCCGGCGTGCAGATGACCGGCTTGGTCACAGTGTCTCCATCGTTGCAGAAGTCCACCGTGAACACATCCGGCAGGCCGTAGACTCCCTCCATCACACCGACCTGCTTTTTGTCGTACTGATAGCTGATCGGCGGGGCCGTTCCCTTCCGGCCAATGAATACAATCGGGATTTTATTGTACTCCATGCTGATCCCTCCTAAGAATGATTTCTAAGTGGCATCAGCTCGCGCATCATACCACATAGCGTAATAAGTTTTGAATAGCCCTTACTCCAAGGCGTAATAAAATTCCGGTATGGCGGAATTATGGCAGAAGGTAGGTGGCCAGGAACGTCGCGCCGGTTCCGCTGGTTGCAAGGCCGTAGAACTCCATGATTCCGGTTCTGTAGAGGATGGCGTTTGCGTTTCGCCAGGCCCTGGCAGCGCTTGTAATCTTCGGCCTTTTTCCCTCAACCATGGTAAATGCCTGCGTAGTATCGCTGGTACTGCTGGACGCCTTCGTGAACGATCCGTTGACATAGAGCGACGCCATTTTCCCCCATTGTGCATATTGTGCACTGGATATCGTGAAATCAGACGTGGCAACGCAGATCTCTGAGACATCCGTCGTATAATACTCATCATCCGCTTGCCCTTGAATGCCGATGGTCCCGAGCACCACATAGGTTCCGTTCTGCAGCATGGCGATCACCCGGTCACCAACTGCCAGATAGTGTTCCGTGATCAGCTGCTTATAGGCTTTCGATGTAGGCTCTGATTCTCCGTCAACAAGAATGCAGATCCCGGATGACGTAACGGATGTAACCGTTGCCATAACGAAGTCGGTCTTGGCAATAGTCGGATCTTTTTCCGGTTTCCGTTTGAACAGATTTTTCTCAGTCAAGGTTCAACACCACCTGTTCAAGACTGTGTGTCATAACACCGCCGACTCTCATTTCCATGGACCAGCTTCTCTCAAGGCAGATGGCCATGAGGTCGCCATATTTGATGGCGGTCACATCCCCGACGCCGAACCCCGGAAGAAGAGCCGTCGTCACATCGATGGTTTCTCCGGTGGTCAGGCTGTCCGTCACCATTCTGTCCGCGTACAGCTGCAGCGCCTCCTGTGATGGAATGTTCTGCACCGGGACCGTCTGCGTGATCCGCCTGCCTCGCCTGGATATGGAAAGCGGAGACTGCGGATTTGTGTTTTCCGCAATGGCAACCATGCCGTTTTCCTTGTCGGCATTCGAGCAGACACAGACAAAGACGTTCGGTTTGTTGAACAGATCCGTCCTCCTGTTGATCCCGGGTGCGAGAAGGCTTTCGATTTTGGTGTCATCGAGGAAATGGTCAATGTTGTGTGCCGTCGGGCTTGATGCCGGTTCCAGCATGGCCACGCCGTCACCGTTGAACCAGAGCGGCTTGTAGCTGATCTCATTCAGAAGCTGGTTCACGATTTCCAGAATCGAGGTGCCGACCGCCCAGTCTTCCCGGTCTTCAGCGGTGACGAACGCTGTCGGTGTCGATGCGATCTGCGAGATTCCGGCAAGACCGAGGACGGAAACCACCGCATCGACATAGTTCGTTCCGGCCTGAATGAACACTCTGTGCTCTGTTCTGCAGTCCTGGGCAAGCCAGCAGCGGTCCAGTGCGTCGATGTGAAGGTATCGGTTGATTCCATCCTCATTTTCGGTCACGACAGACGGCAGAAAGACGCCGCACGATGTCGGCACCCCGTCTATGATGATCTTGGCCTGAATCTCGTCCGTGAGCCAGTTCACCTCTTTTGCCGGAATGAGGAAATCTCCGCTCAGGGAGATTTTGACATTGCTGCTCTCATTCATCTTGATGGTCGGGTTGCCGCTGGAAAGGCTGTATAGCTCACAGTAGTCCGCACCGTTTTTCTGTATCATGTAGCGGAAGTCAATCGATCTTACCATCTCAGACCTCCTCCACATGAATCTGCTGCACCGAGAATGAAACCGTGGTGAAGAACGGTTTCTCTCTCTTTGAAATCTGAATGAGACCGCCGATCACAACGTTTCCGCGCTGCGTCTTCACAATGACCACCTTGCCGCGCAGGCTCTCGAACCTGCGAAGTTCTTCCAGGTCGGAGAATGCGCATTCGTAGCTTCCGGAAAGAGACTCATATGGAGACAGTTCCAGAACCGGCCACCTTGACGCCGTGGTTTTGAAGTGTGCAGCCTCAACGCTCCAGTCGAACCCCTGTTCCCTGTCGCTGTTCTCACTGAGCTGGAGATCCAGCCACTCGCCGCCGTCCAAAGCGGCGATCCTGGGCGACGTGCTTTCCATCGTTCCGGAAACGGTGTTGGATCTGGTATAGTTTCCGCTGTCGTGCCAGATTTCGACGTAATAGCTGTGTTCTCCGAGCACGCGCCGGTCGTTGTACTCCCGTACATCTTCCGTATCGGCGATCCGGATGCCGTCCCGGTACCAGTGCGCGGAAATCTCCGTTTCTGTCGGCGTCTCCACAAAACTGAGTTCTGCGTCAACGTCAAACACCCCGCTCAGATCAATCGACCCTTCCGGGGCGTTCGTGACAAAAATGGATGTCGTGGACGGATTCGACCACATGCCGTACAGGCCCTGAATTCTCACCGAAATGACGTGCTCTCCATCCTGCAGCGGCTCTTTCACCTTGTAGCTATAGACAGCCGGCCCGTACTCTTTCGCCACAATCTCACCGTCTATGGTGAGTTCATAGCCCTCCTGCCCCGTCGCCTGCCAC